CCCGCTACATGCGCAGGATACGGGCCTCCTTCCAACCGGAAAACATCTTCATCACGTGTGAGAATACCCCAGAGGACCTCAACGAGTGGGTCAAGGAGCGGTGGAATTTCAGTAGACCGGGACACTCAAACGATTTCACCGCCTTTGACCAGTCACAGGACGGGGCCATGCTGCAATTTGAGGTCACCAAGGCCAAGTTCCACAACATCCCAGAGGACATTATCGAGGGATATATTCAGCTCAAGACTAACGCGCACATATTCTTGGGAACTGTGGCCATCATGCGGCTCAGTGGGGAGGGCCCCACTTTTGATGCAAACACGGAGTGCGCTATCGCATACCATCACACCAAGTACCACGTCTCGCCAAACACTTCCCAGTTATACGCAGGCGACGACATGGCCCAGGACGACAGGCCCATCCCAAAAGACTCCTTCCGGCTGGTGGAAAAACGCCTCACCCTCACGTCCAAAGAAGTGTGTCACTCCCAGAAACCCGGGGACTTTGCCACCTTTTGCGGATGGACTCTTACGCCGAAAGGGATCATCAAGGACCCTAAGAAACTGTACGCCGGCCTTTGTTTGGCTAAGGGCACTGACCGGGTGCCAGCTGTCCGAGTGGCTTACGCCCATGACCTGCGCCACGCATATAGACTTGGAGATGAACTGCATGAAGTCCTCACAGAAGAGCAGGCTAGTTTCCACCAGGCTACAGTCCGAGATCTACATCTCATGGGCTGTAACGAGATACTGCAGAATCTCTAGAACAGGGGTTAGGTTACCTCAGGCTTCGATGGAATTCTACCTAGGTGACCTACACAAGCTGTACGAAAGAACTCCATTACCCCTCCAAGAGCCCATTGTTGTCCACACCGTTGCCGGTGCCGGCAAAACCACCCTTGTCCGCTCCTGGTTACGCCGCTCCCCCCACCTGAAAGCCGTCACAGGAGGACAGCCAGACCCACCGACCCTCGAAGGGGTGGGTATACTCGCACCTAGCAGCCGCGCAGACATCGTTGACGAGTATCCCGCTGTACCAGATACAACGGGCGCTAAAGTCCTCCTTGCGGACCCACTCCAGCACCGTGGTCCCATACTACCAGCCCATTTTATAGGCAGACGCACCCACAGATTTGGCAAGGCCACCTGCGAGCTTCTCAAGTTGTTCAACATCAACTGCACCGCCGATAAGGTGGACAAGGTTTCAAGGTCCGGCCTTTTCGACTCGGATCTCGTTGGAACCATCATCGCGGTTGACGACGACGCCGCTGAACTTCTGGAAGCTCACTCCGCTCAGTTCTTAACGCCCTGCCAGGCCCTGGGTCTTACTTTCGAGTCCGTGACTGCAGTTTCCACAGTGCCACTGGAAGACGCTGACCCCGTTAACCGCTACATAGCCTGTAGCCGACACTCACAACAACTCCTCATCCTTGAGGGATGAGGTTGCAAGCACCCCCGGACTTCACGAAACCCCTTGTTGCTGTTGCAGTTGGAGTGTCTATCGCTGTCACCATCCACTTCATTACTAGGTCCAATTTGCCCCACGTTGGTGACAACCTTCACCATCTTCCCCACGGTGGCCGATACGCAGACGGAACAAAGCGCATCATCTATAACAGCCCTGGAGGGCCATCAGCCTACCACAGTTTCTGGCCTTTCCTCACGGTCATCCTCATTACTGGAGCTCGTCTGTTACGCGGCACTAGGCCTCGTCACCCTTGTACTTGTCCTCTCTGCTCTACAACCCCATGAGCCGTGCTCAATAGAGATCACTGGACATAACATCATTGTAAGAGCTTGCGACCACAGTCCCGTGGCTCAGGCCCTAGTACAGGGGTTAAGTTCCCAATTCTTTCGAAATCATGTCGGAGGACCTGAAGAAGAGCGAGGATACCCAGGTCATTGATGACGAACTTGGACCACCCAGCAAGGAATTTATGCGAGACTTCAAGTATGAGGCCACCTCTGACGCCGTGGCCTCAAGGGACCAAGTTAAAGCGGTCAAGGCTAAATGGGTGGCCCTTGGCCTACCTGAGAACAATTTCTTTGCTGCAGCACTACAGTTAGCACTTGCGTGCTCGGACTCTCACGCATCATCTCTGACTGCGCTCCATGGGCCGGTCGCTGCGTATACCACCCTGGCTTTGAAAGATTTGGCATCTGCCCTCAAGGCACACTGCACACTCCGACAGTTCTGCCGGTTTTATGCGAAATTTGTCTGGAACTACCGTATAAGAAACGATGCCCCACCAGGTGCATGGGCCGCCATGGGCTTCACCCATGACACACGCTTTGCCGCCTTTGACTTCTTCGATGGCGTCACCAACCCCGCGGCCCTCCAGCCCCCAGAAGGACTAGTCCGGCCCCCCACAGAGAGAGAATTGGCTGCTCACCATACAGGCAAGTTTGTGGCCACCACGCGCGCCTCGCATTCAGGGCATCTCAGTCTAGCCGCCGAAGTTACACGTGGCAGACTCCCGCCGGCAGACATTCAGGCACGTCTCCTAGGACCCTAGGAGGTCCGCCCCCGCGAGAAGGAAAACTCGTCCAGATTTAGTCTGGTTTAAACCCCCCCCGAGCACATCGAAACATAACAAGATGCGGGTGTTGC